TCGTCTTTCAATTCGCCGATCCGGCCGCAAACGCTCTGGATCGGATAACCGAAGATTTTCGACAGGTCAGTGCGCGAGAACGATGCAGTCGGGACCGTGCGCAGAAAGTTGAGAATCGCGAGCCGTTGAACGGCTGCTGTGCCATCCTCTTTCTTTGCGAGGAAGGATAAGAACGACGTTTCGGATTGACCTCTCATGCCGCTGGCTCCGTCAGGCCGCGCCACACTTTGCGCTGATGGCCATAATCATTCTCCCTGTACCGCTTCCGAAATTCCGCGGCGCTCTCTGCTGTTCGGCGGACATTCCCCCAGACTTTGCCGTCCCAATGGGCGTAACCTCTAGCCCATACCTTCCCGTCGCCCCAAACATTGTGAGCCTCGTACACGCCAACATTGACGGGCTTTACGTCAGCCGAGAACCATTTAGTTTTATTCATTGCCGCACCCCCATTCGCACGATTGCATTGACAGCGTTGAGCAGCGTCGGATCAGCTTTCGGCCACCACTTCGCGCGCGGGCGGTGCAGGGCGTCCAGTTGCTCGTCCGACATTTCTTCTTCGGGAATATGGCTATCGCTGACCGGGCAGGCCCGCAGATAGGTGTTATCGCCTTTGCCAATCACATAGCGCACTGCGCCGTGATTGCCGCCACGGTCCATCGCGTGCAACTCCTGATGCCGGCCGGGTGCGCGCGCCAGACGCAGGAAGTCATTCACCTTGCTAACGTCGCGGTCGACTGCTGCGGCGATTTCCTGCGCGGTGCGCGGCTTGCCGTCAGCCATCAGAGTGCGGACTAAGCCGGCCAGCATCGATGCTCGGGTAATGGTCATGCGGTCTCCAGAAGGCGCTCGGCCTTTTCGCGATAGATAGAAACGGCGATTGAACTGAACGCCCAGAATGCGGCGAAGTCGAACTGGCCGTACCAGGCGAAAAGGATGACGACAGCGACGTCGCCAACTCCCGTCACCCATCTGGTGATTCGCGGAAGCGGTTCGATATGCTTTGCAGGCTCGGCAAACAGCGTCACTACGCCGCATGCAAGCGATGCATACACCCAGAAGCGGATGACGTTGCGCGCTCCCTCTATGCCGAAGCCGTACCACGCGACAGCGAGGGCAGCGAATAACGCCACAGAGGCGATGTGTTTGATCGAGCGCTTCATGCTTGACCTCAGCTTGCAGATTGAGCGGCGGTCAGGGCGCGGCGGTCCAATCGCTCGATTTCGGCGAGGATCAGCGCGCCAGCCTTGATGAGGTCGCGACGGCCGTAAGCTGGCTTCCACCACGACAGGCTCCAAGGCCAGATAGGCGGCGTTTGGCCCTTGGCATAACCGCCTGCCGCCATCGCATAGCAAGCAGCCGCAAGTGCCATTTCGGCTTCCGTGTGATCGTCATCATGCTCCGGCGTCCAGCCCTCTGCTCTCACCTGACGCTTACGCTCGGCCAGCACGTCGCGCGCGGCATCCGTGAGCGCTGTCTGTGCTGGCGGGGCGGTGTAGAGCGGAACCGTCCTAGCGCCGTGCGAGTAGCGGCGAAGACGCATCTTATGCGATTCCTGATTGGTCGCCAGCACGTCAAGATCAAACTGAGCGGCATATGCCACCGCCTCCGCACCCTGCGCCACATTGGCGGAACGCTCGAACAATTCCCGCACTTCGTATACGTCTGAATACTTCTCCCGAGCGGTGCGCGCGCCTTCCTCGCTGACGTTTATCCACACGTCGCACTCAGGAAGAATCGGATTGCGCAGCTTCGTTTGATACTGCGCCACATTGGCGGAAGTTGATGCGGCGCGGAACAGAAGCGCGGTCAAATCTTCGATAGCGGGATGCTCCGTGCCCAAGGCGCTGACCAACATCGCCATGAGTCGCTTATCGCCTTCTTCAAGATGGATTCCCGCGAACGTGTAACCGAAATCTGTCGCGCCATACTCTGCCCCGCGCTCGTCCTGCTCGACGGTTGGCGCAGCATTCCATGCTTTCGACGGGCATCCGATCTGATCCTGACATTTGCCGATACAGCCGCATTCGCTCGCGGCAGGCTTGCTTGCTTCATTGGCGAACGTCGTCTGCCATGCTTCGTACAGCGCCTCGGCATCCGTCTGCGGTGCCTCTTTGTCGATAGCGGCAGGCTGGCGGGCGTCGGCCCGGCGTACATCGCAATCTGCGATGAATCCCTTTATTTGAGCAGCGGCGAGCCGGATTTCCTCGGCCGCTTGTGCCGGATCGGACCCGTTATCGAGCCATCGAGCCGTGCATTCCAATGCGAATACCGAGCGCTCAAGGTCCGTTTTTTCAGTCGTACTGTATGTTTGTACAGTACTTTGTACTAAAGATGCCTCGTTAGTGTTCATTCTCAGTTCCTTTTTTTATTTGTTCATATGAAAGATTTCTAGGCAATTTCGGACCTAAAAACCGATACCGTAAGTATAAACAGATACCGCCACGGTATCCATAAAATTCGCAAAAAAGATGTGCTTAGGCGCGAGCCCTATGTGATTCCCAATCGAACGCCAGAACGCGACCACCACCTTCCCGCAATCGATCAACGACTCGCGCTGACAAATACTTCTCGATTCCGCCTAGATCCTCGTTCGAGGCAATGATGGTGGGTCGGCGCGCGTCGTACCGCCCATTGAGTATCGCAAACAGAATCATCTGCTCGTTGTCGCCGCCACCCTGAACGCCGACTTCATCGAGAATCAATAGATCCGGGTCGACCATCCTTTGAATCGCTTCGCGCTCAGACATTCGCGAATCTCGGCGGTACGCCTCGCGCACAAACTGGACCGCCTCATACGTGCGCGCAAACATCGGCAGGGCGCCGCGGCGAGCAACGACGCGCGCAATCGAGATCGCAAGATGCGTTTTTCCTGTTCCGAACAGCCCGCACATGATGAGGTTCCGGCCGCTCGTGATGACGTCATCCCATTGGGCGGCGTACTCGCGGCAGGCGTCAAGCACCTGTTGCTGAGCAGGAGTTTCCGCCCGATACGTTTCGAACGATGCCGACTCGAAGCGCTTAGGGATGGCCGCGCCTTTCCACCCGCTCAGCAGAGCATCGCGCCGAGCTGTACGCGTTTGTTCTTCCTGCAACTTCAGGTTTTCTGCCTTCCGTCGATCATCGTTACACTTCTCGCAACCGGGCCAGCGCATAGCTCCTGCGAGAAATCCGCCCCTCTCTTTGTATTCTCCGTGAGTAGGGCAGATCGAGTCGCGTTCCTCGAATCTGATGTGCCCCATGAGCGCGCCGATTGCTTGCGGGTGCCTAGAACGTTCCGTCTGCATTGATACCCCTCCGATAGTCGATGCCCTTGAAGTCCGCAGCCGTTACCGGCTTGCGGTATTGCATGGGCACGGTTGCCTTATGTAGTGAGTTCCAGACCTTTTGCAGATCGGTCAGAAGCACGCCGACAGGATGCTGCGCCTGCTCATAGAATCCACCGAGCGTCAGGTAATGCGTCACGACAGCCGGTGCATTGTCGGCACCGACTTGATCCACGATGCTTTTCAGTGAGGCGTTGACCTTCGCGTTTCGCAAAGGCTCTACGCCATAACGCTTGAAATACGCCACGCTGTAAGCATCCCAGGATGCAGACGATGCAGCCGGATCTTTCTTTGCGGCGCACTTCTTTTTCTGCGCGACCGGAGGCGCGTCAGCGTCGCCGGAAGGTGTTAAGTCATAGCTAAGAGTCAGTTCTTTCTTAGAGTCAGTCTTTACTTGTGTCGGATTAGGCGGCGACGGTTCAGCCGTCGACGGCTCAACCGTAGACGGTTCAGCCGGTGACGGTTTATCCTGCGATGGTAAAAGTTCGGCCACTGCTTTCATCGGTGCGTCTGACACGATGTAGTCATATCCGGCAAAGCTCCCGTCTGCGTTGTGCTTCGGCTTATCGCTGCGCGAGAGATAGCCGGCCGTCATCAACTCGGCGAGAATGGCCTTCACACCGTCTCGCTTTGTGTGGCCGCCAGCACCGCGCACGCAATCTGCCGTTTCATTTACGAGCGCGGCGACCGACACCTCCCAATGGTCGGGCTTGCTGAGAAGGAAAATCAGCAGCCCGCGCGCGGGCCACGAAAGGCGCTTGTCTCCGCTGATAGCGTTGCTAAGTACGTAGAAACATGACTCGGGGCGCGCCCCGCGAACGATCGCCATTTACGCTTCCTCGTCTTTCATATCCACTTCCTGTTCTGTTGGTTCCGGCGCGACGGCCGGCAGATCGGGGATTGCTTCGATGACGGCCGGGCCGCGCGCTTTGCCGACGAGCTTCGGCATTTCGTGGCGCAGGCCGATCATGTCGATGACGGTCAGGTGCGGCTTGTTCGGTCCAACTAACTGCGCGCTGACTCGTGCGAATTCGAGCGCGCGTTTCTTGCCGACCACCTTGTGCCCGTTGCGGATGTTGCTCCAGTAGATCGGGCCAATACCGATGTGGTCGAGCAACTGGTTCACTACCTTCGCCCCGTATGCATCGTGAAATTCTTGTGCGTTCAATTCATGGCTCCTTTGCCGGGTTATAATTGCAATACAGTATAGCATCGGATACCGT